CGGCTGTCGGAACTCCTGGTTTTGGAATGGTTTAAAAATATTGATTGTCAGACAGTAATTTTTTGGTAGAATAATCGCCTGATTGTTCAAGTTTCAGGTTCCAGGCCTCAAGTCCCAAGAGGATGGAGCGGAGGGATTTGATCTTGAAATTGTTTGGTTCTGAATTTTTGTGTGACCTGCGACATGGAAGATTTGACTTTTCCTGTGTCGTTGTGACATGAGTCCTTTCAGGGCTTTGATTTGACCTGTTACGCGTATCTTGTTGCATGAGATGTTTACGGTTTTGATTTTTGTTTTTGATGATTTTTGTGTCCTTGTGGCATGAGCCTTTTAAGGGCTTTGATTTTTCCTGTCACCTGTGACATGAAATATGAGACTTTTATGGTGGCTGTAGCTCAGTGGCAGAGCTCCTGATTGTGGTTCAGGCGGTCGCCGGTTCAACCCCGGTCAGCCACCCCATACTTGACGATAAGTCGAAACAGAGTCCTTAGGGGCCACGGTTTCGGCGTTAACCCCGTTCTGAACATTGTTCAGGGCGGGGTTTTCGTCTTTTAGGGGCATATCGGGCAGATTATGGGGCAGGCATTCCGGCTGGACAAAGAGGTTCATTTCGATCGTATCATCGTAGACGATGATGCTGTGGATCAGCATCTGCAGGAGGTTTTTCTGGATCTCCGCAGGCGCGTCAGCCATGTGTTGCATAATAAGCCGGATATTGCTGTGGGTGAATTCACCGGACTGGGCGTTCATCTGAGCGACGTTTCTTTTCGCGCGCAACTTATCCATTTCATCTTCCAATGCAATAATCTCTTTTTCCAGTTCCGTCATTTTGGCTTTATAAGTCGTTCCTTTGACCACAGAGTTTTTAAGCGCCAGATCAAGGAGCTTTTGGGTTTCATGCTTCAGCAGGGAGAGGCGTTTGTCTTTTTCTTTCATCTGGGCTTCAATCTTATCAAATGTCATCTGAGCTTCTTGGATCGCGTTACCGATGGCTTTATAGATGATATCGGCGTTTTCAGACGCTTGTTTGAAATATTTAATGACCGCTTGGTCAAGACCGTTTGCGGGGATCCGGTTGTAATCACATCCCAATCCTTGTCTGGATCGACCGCATTCGTAGTAGAAAAACTTCTTTTTATCCCGCCCGCTCGAATGCACTGAAACCAAATGGCTTCCGCATTTCCCGCATTTGATTAATCCCGATAGTAAAAATTTATGATCATGTTTAAGTGCCCGCAGGCGTTTGCCCGGCTTGCGGGCATTCATAACATCATTCGCTTTATCCCACATTTTTTCCTCCACGAGTGGTTCATGTTTTCCCGGGTGCAGTTCTCCGTTGTATCGAATGAACCCTTTATAAAAAGGATTCTTCAGGATCAACGATACGCCTTGTTTGCGCCATGTCAGTTTGTTTCGGGTATATACTCCGCGCTTCATGAGTGTTTCAGCGATCTCGACCAGCGATCGATTCTCAGCCGCCATTTCCCAGACGATCTTAAGATGAGGCGCAACCTTTTCATCAAGCACGATCTTTTTTGGTTGTTTGCCGTTTGGAAGTGGCGCGCCGTCTTTGACCAGTTTGTATCCGATCGGTGTTGTTCCTCCAACGCGGAATCCCTGCCGGACCCGGGCGATTGCGGAGGCTTTTACGCGTTCGCCGGTTAGCTCTCTTTCAAAAGCTGACAGTAAACCAAGTATTCCAATCACAACCCTTCCAATAGCTGTTGAGCTGTCCAGATTTTCTCTTACCGAAATAAAATCAATGTCTTTTTCTTTGAAGAGGTCAATCATCGCGTAAAGGTCGCGGGGATTGCGTGTGAGGCGGTCAAGGCGGAAGAAGATGACACCGTCAAAGGGGCGTTTAGTTTCGATGTTTTGCAGGATTTGCTGGATTCCCGGCCGACTCAGATCTTTTCCGGAATAACCGTCATCGTTAACGATTCCTTTTTTACCAAAGTCAGCCAGTTCATATCCAAACGCGTCCAGCATGTTTTTGCAGTGATGGGCTTGGGCATCAAGTGTCGTGTAATCACCCATCGCCTGTTCATCTGTCGAGCATCGCGTGTAGATGATGTACTTTTTCGTTTCCTCAGTTTTGTTGTTCAGAATTTGTTTTCTTTTCATTTCTCACCAGCCAACCCTATGCCAATTCCATAGGTAAGTCAAGTCATATCAATAGGTTGTGATTTTAGATAAAATCATAACTTAATGGGTTTTTAAAGGTGCTCCCTTAAGCCTTTTACGACGCAATTCGTTAAGTTCCCGCTTTTTTTAATTTTTTTTAGGTTTTTTCCGGGAACTTGGCAAATCACGTCGTATAGGGCTTTTGAAGGGAGAAAACTTATGGGGAGGAAAATCGAGCAAAATTTTGAACGGCGATTCGCGGATAGAATCGATGTTGTCTTTAAGGCCAGATCTTTAGAGGGACAAGAGCGCAAGATTTACAACACAAGAATGAATGAGGCTTTTAAGACCCTTATGACTGCCGTTCTCGGGCGGGAACCGACACCAGCTGAATTGCTTGGGATTGTTCCGGTCGTTTTGCCAAAGAGAAAGGGCGGGTTATGAGGGTCGTTTTATTTGAGAGGCACCTTAATTGAGGAGGTGTCTTTTTTGGGGAGATATCAAGGAATATTTGAGGAGTGGGAACTTCGACATGCCAGGGCATTTGTCAGAACGTACCAGTTGAGATTCAAGGCGCTTCAAAAGGAAGGGTTTGAAGATCTTCTTCAGGAATGTTTGGCGCATTGGTTTTTTGTCCGCGATCAATACGATCCGGAGAAAGCCGTGCTTCGTAAAACATTCATGAGCCGGGTAATGGAAAACAAACTGATGGATATCACACAGGCAACAGGACGTGAAAAACGCAAGATCCTTTATCAGAGTTTGTCTTTGGATGAAGTTATGCAAGACGGGGAGGGGGATGGTTTGGATTTTTTAATTGTTGAGGACGAGGAATTAAAACGGTTTTTCAAGTCCGACTTTGAAGTTGTTATGGCGCGTGCTTTAAAAAAACTTTCGCGCAGGCAAAGGGAGTTGTGCCGGTTGGTTAGGGACGAGGGCGCCAGTCTTAATCAGGCGCGTAAAGCATTAAACATATCAAAAGGTGCGGTTTATGACGAGGTTCTTCGTATCCGTGCCGTCTTTAAAGAAGAGGGATTGGAACAGTATTTGTGAAAATTTAAGGAGAAGGAGCCATGAAAGAAGTATTTGTTTTTCGTTTTCAAAAAGATGCAGATAACGAGGTTTTGGAAACTCTTATTGCGACAACGATTCGCGACGCTGAGCACTATTTCGGCGAACCGCGGGTGAGGCTGTGCACCTCGTATCTTGTTACAAAGGACAGCGTCATCATTAACGTTTCATCGGATGACACGGTTTCTGATTTTATCGTCAGAGTTTTAACCGGGAATCTCTCGGATGTTTTTGGAGGTAAAGAGTTTTCTGTTGAACGCAAGGCTGGCAAGCGAAAGGAGTCTTATGACACCACCCAAGAAACTTAAAAAAAATAATAAAGGATATCTGATCAGGTGCCTGCGATGCGGGCAGGAATCGCGCGTTGATCTGGTTGCAAAATGCGGACATTGCGGATCATACGCTGTGCGGTTGGTGAAAACAAAGGAGGAGAACCCATGATGTGGCTACTTACGGGTTTGTCAATCTTTGGTGTTGTTTTGAATGTGAATAAACATCCAGCCGGTTTTTTGGTGTGGATGTTTACGAATGCTTGCTGGGCGGTGATTGATTATCGCAAGCGTTTATATGCTCAGGCGTTCTTGTTCGTTGTGTATTTTTTCTTGGCGTTGTGGGGTTGGATCAGTTGGGCAAGATGAGTTTCTTGAAAGGAGGGAAATAATAATGACGGAACAGGCAGATAAATTTCTATCGAAAGAAGAATTGCTTTTGCGTTGGTGCAGGCAACAGAAGATTTTTTCAAAAGCCGAGGTCATATCGTATGGAGCGAAAAATTACTATTTACGAGCCGAGAGGACTATCAGGGATTTTGTTTCTCAAGACATTGTAAGAAGAATCAGCAAAGAGGAATGTGTCCGGAGAAATCTTAAGGGCAACATGGCTTGGTACGAAGCGGTTTCTTTTTAAAAAGGTTTTTCATGGTGAATATTGATATCAGAGATTTACGTGATGGGAAATTTCTTTGGATTGATAAATCCGCGTTGAATTTGGTGAGCGCGCAAGCAGGGAATACTGGAGTCGCTGTTTATTCTTGGCTTTGTTATTACGCCAACGCAAAACATCAGAATTGTTTTCCGTCAATCAAGACGCTGGCAGAACACTGCAATGTTTGCCGAAGGACTGTGATGAGGACAGTTAAAGATTTGGAGAGGATCGGTATTGTTTCGATTGAACGAAAAAAGGGAAAGCCGAACGTCTACAAATTGCTCAATGCGCCTGTGGAAAAAAGTAGTGACACTCATGTCACTGGTGACGCTGATGTCACTGGGGTGGTGACACCCATGTCACAACCGGTAGTGACTCCGGTGTCACCCGAACAAGAATTAATAAAACAAAAAGAAACTAACAATACGGTCGTTTCTTTTTCAAAGCTGTGGATAAGTTCAGCTTTGCCGTATGAGTATCCAAAACAGAAAGAGATCGAAGATCTGTCTGTCTGGTTCATAAAAATAAAAGCTGACATTGATTTGTACCGATTGATTCTGGATTTTCGTAATGACAAGGGTTATCCGCCTAAACCAGAGATCGTGATTGCTTTATGCAGACAGTTTAAGCAGGGCAGGATCCGGATCAGAAATGTTTTTGGGTGGTTTAAGAAGGCTTTGTACGAACAGATGAGGCGGTATTTGATGGATCAAAGATTAGAAGAACATGAAAGGATAAAAAAAGAACCTGCTCTGATCGGGCATATTCTTTCTCAAATTGGAAGGGGGAATCAATGTTAAACAATGAATTATTTATGGTTTTTATCCCAGCTGTTAGTTGGTTGTTATTTGCACTGGGCGGGACGCAAATATCACAGGATACGCCCGGATGGAAAGGTTGGCGTAGATTCATCCTGCCTACTGTGTATCTGGTTGCATGTTTAATTGGTGGCATTGCTTGGTGGCAAGCCCTGTTGGTTACAGTTATAGCAGGTGCAGGTTACTCGCTGGGCTATGGTGAAGGCAAGACGTGGTGGCAACGTGCGTTAGTAGGATTAGCTTACGCATTGATTACCGTGCCGGTAGGTCTATCAATATGGAACGCCTTTACAGCGATAGCTTTCATCATTTTGTTCTGGTTTTCGAACACAAAATTAACAGCGAACATATTTGTTTGGAAGGTGTGTGAAGGATTCTTTGGATTATTTTGTGGCATCCAGCTGGCTTATACGCTGATGAAGCTAGGAATGATTTGGTCATGATATATCGCGGGTCCTTCTGGGGGCGGGTTGGACGAGGGTCGGGCGAGGCGCGAGCCTTCAGTGATGATGGGTTAAAAAAACGATGTCCATGTCCATCACTTTTGGGATTTTGCACATTCTCTTGAAATACGGCATAAATGCCTGTTACCGTCGAGAAATAAGGGATTATTTGATAAAAATACACGTCTGCAAGTTGCTCAAAAAGGGCATTTTGATGGACATGGGTGGACATAACAAAGGAGGAAGTTTTGGCAAAAATTAATGTGAAACCAAAAATTGAAGAGGTTAAGGTTTCGGACTTGAGACCGGCTCCGTATAACCCGCGGGAAATCACAGAACCAGCTTATGCGGGGCTTAAGCATAGCTTGGAAAAGTTTGGTTATGTGGATCTTTTGATCGTGAATAAGCGCAATATGCGGATCGTATCCGGTCATCAGCGGTACAAGGTCTTGCAGGAGGATGGTGTTGAAACGGTTTCAGTGATCATGGTTGATTTGGATGAAATTCAAGAGCAGGCAATGAATGTGACGCTTAATAACGCGGAGATCACGGGTCAGTGGACAGCCGCGTTGATCCCGATCTTAGAAAAACTACGAAAAGAGTCAGCTGATGATTATTTGAATTTGCGTCTTCAAACCTTAAGGGAGACGGTGGGCGATATGGGGGTTGAGAATATGGGGAGCGGGAAAACTCTTCCGGATGATATTCCCGAACCTCCCAAAGTGCCGATAACGAAAAAAGGCGATCTCTGGATTCTTGGAGAGCATCGTCTTTTATGCGGGGATTCAACGGATCCGTTAGATGTCGCGCGTCTTATGGATGGGCATAAAGCCAGTCTGTTTGCCACTGACCCGCCTTATTGCGTGGATTACACAGGAAAGGATAGACCGAACGGCGGGCGTGATTGGTCGAATGTTTATCATGAGATTGATATTCCGGATGCGATGGCATTTATGAAAGGTTTTCTTTCTGTCGGCGTTGAGCATATCAAGGAAAAAACCGCTCTTTATATGTGGCATGCCTCAAAGCGACGAGCTGAAATTGAACAGGTGTGCAAAGAGATCAATATTCTCATTCATCAGGAAATTGTTTGGGTTAAACCTTGCGTTATTTTGACGTATTCGTTTTATTCGTGGAGGCATGAGCCGTGTCTTTTGATGTGGATTAAAGGTGACAAGCCGGATTATAAGCCCAAGAATAAATCTATCGGTAGTGTTTGGACAGTTGATTTTCTTCGTTCAGGGGATCCGACAACGCCTGAGTATCACACGGATGTCTGGGAACTTGACTGGGAAGGCAAGAAGCGTAATCCGGGTATTGAACATCCGACCGTTAAACCGACTGAAGTCTTCGCGATTCCTATGCGGGTTCACACAACTCCGGGTGATGTTTGCTATGAGCCGTTCAGCGGATCCGGTTCTCAGATTATCGCGGGTGAGCGTTTAAACCGGCGGGTTTTTGCTATGGAGGTTGAACCTGTTTTTTGTGATGTGGCTGTCAAACGATGGGAAGAGTTTTCGGGCAAAAAAGCGGTAAGGGAAACAAATGGATGAAAAGAACAGCAACCTTGTTGAGATCGCGAAAAAGAAACGTTACATCGCCCTTGTTGAGAAATTGCAACGGGGTTCGCTTTCATCCAAGGAACTCAAAGAGCTTGAGGAATTCGAGAAGTCCGGCCAGCGTCCATCAGGGATTATTGATGGAACGGTAGACTTGCCGACCTTATGTGTATATTTCGAGAAATCTCCGCGCATGATCAGACGCTATGTCCAGCAGGGCATGCCTGTTCTAAGGGACGCGTCCGGGGAGATCGCGAGGTTTAAGGTTGGGGAAGTTTTTAAGTGGTTTTATAAAAAGCAGGGATCCGAAGAAGACAACGGCAAAGACTATTGGGATAAGGAATATCGAAAGAATCGGGCGAAGCTGAGCGAGATTGAGTTAAAGCAGAAAGAAGGCGAGGTCATACCGTTTGAGGATCATGTTTCGATTGTAAAGAATCAGATTCGAGGGATTAAAGCGGGATTTTTGCGGTTGCCGAAACATATTGCGCCGAAACTCTATCAGCAGGATCCCAAGGTGATTTGTGAGGTTCTTGATCATGAGATCCGCTACATCATTGAACAATTTGCGGGGAAGAAGAATGCCGATAAAACTGGGAAGAGAAATTCTTAAGACGATTGTACCGTATGCCTCAGCTGAGTGGGTGTTGCCTGTCAAAATGACGGTTAGCGAGTGGGCAGATCAGTTTCGCAGGCTTGATGTCAAAACATCAGCGGAGCCCGGGCAGTGGCAGACTGCACGGACGCCGTATTTAAAAGGAATCATGGATGCGTTTACGGATCCTTATGTTGATGAGATTACGGTCATGGCGGCTTCTCAAGTTGGGAAAACGGAATCAATGTATAACATGCTTGCTTTTATCATTGATCAGGATCCGGGCCCGACGCTTATGGTTTCACCGCGCGCGGATGATGCCAAGAGCGTTTCTTATAATCGTGTCCGGCCGATGATCGAATGCTCTCCGGTATTAAGCAAATATATTCCAATCAATACCGATGATATAACGAAGCTTGAATATCATTTTGACCGTATGATTCTTTATTTCGCGGGATCCAACAGTCCGGCAGATTTAGCATCCAGACCGATCCGGTATTTATTTCTTGATGAGGTAGATAAGTATCCGAAGTTTTCCGGCCGTGAGGCTGATCCTATCAAGCTGGCTTCTGAAAGACAAAAGACGTTCTGGAATAAGAAAACAGTCAAGGTTTCAACGCCGACTACGCGCGATGGTTATATTTTTCGCGAGTATGACAAATCCGATCAGCGTCGGTTTTATGTGCCGTGTCCGCATTGCGGGAAGAAGCAGGTGTTTGTATTTGGTCAGATCAAATGGCCGAAAGAAGAATCATCGCCTGAACGTATCAAGAACAATCGATTGGCATGGTATGAATGCGTTAAGTGCAAGAAGCATATCGAGGATATTCATAAACAGAAAATGATGCTTGCTGGTGAGTGGAAGTCGGAAAGCAAAGATCATAACCGTCATCGAGGATTTTGGATCAGTTCATTGTATTCGCCATGGCTGACGTGGAGTGATATTGCCTCAGAATTTTTACGGTCAAAGGATTACGTTGAGCTGTTGATGAATTTCGTTAATTCGTGGCTTGCGGAGGTTTGGGAGGAAAAGATTGAAGAAACCACCGTTGATAAGATACGAAAACTCGCGCGGGATTACGATCAGGGGGTAGTACCTGATGAGATACTGGTTCTTACGGCAGGAGTGGATGTTCAGAAAGATCATTTTTATTATGTGATTCGTGGGTGGGGGTATCAGGAGGAATCATGGCTGATTCGCGCGGATCGTGTGGAGTATTGGGAGGATATTGTTGAGGTTTTGTTTAAGACGGAATACCGCCGTGTGAATTCGGCTGGGACATTGGGTGTTTATCTGACTTGCATTGATTCGGGTTTCCGGACAGATGAGGTGTATCGTTTTTGCCGTCATTGGCGGGATAAGACCAAGGCGATCAAAGGTCTTGAGGAAATATCCGGAGGGAGGTTTTACCGGGCGAATAAGATCGACATCAATTCAAGAACAGGTTCTGTTCTTCCGGGCGGGCTGGTGCTGTGGAATCTGAATGTCACGCAGTACAAGGACAAGATGAACCGTATGGTCACCTCAATAAATCCCGCGAAGTGGCATTTGTTTCGCAATCCGGATGAGGATTATTTGAGACAGTTTACGGCAGAGCATAAAGTGCTTATTCGCAACCGCACGACAGGCAAGGCAAAGGAGGTTTGGCAGAAAAAGAAAGAAGCCGCGGCTAATCATTATCTGGATGCCGAGGTTTACGCGCTCGCGGCCGCGGATATCATCCGTGCGCTTAATATCCGGAAAGAAGACGGACCCAAGATTCATCAGGTATCTCAGGAGGAGAATGACCGCGGAGGCTGGCTCAGAAAAACGAAAGGATCTTGGATCTAATGGGAGGGCGATGGGTCAATAGATATAAAAATTGGCTGAAAGAAACTCCTGAGCCTGAGAGGGAGGATGCGGTTAAAAATGAGGAAAAATATGGAGTTCCGTTTATTCCGTTACGTTGTCCGGAATGTCAAAGCAAAGACGTGCGGTGCTATGTAAGTCGTCCGCCAGTGCGATATCATGTTTGCCGGGAATGCGGGAAGAAGTTTAAGTCTGTTGAGAGAGATTAATCATCTAATATAATTTGATAATAAGACCATCCTTTTTCATCTTTGCATCGTTCTTTTATTGAAAATTTGCGGGTATATTTTTTATTTTCCAGATTTCTATATTCAATCTTGATAAATCCCGGTTCTTTTATAATCCACATGTCTTGTTCACCTTTTTGTAATGGAGTTAGTAATCGTTCTTCACCTGGATATAGAAAACATGGGAGATTAAATTTTGGGGTGGCTTTTTTCAGATCGTTGTCTTTTAAAGGGTAGATGGAATTTCGACAAATAACGGTATTTTCAATAATTTTTATGTCAAGAGCTGAACCTTGACCAACATTTTTCAGATTAAACTTGTATCCTGCAGCTTGGTTTTCCAACAACTCAAACGATATTATAGGGGTTAAGGCAAATTCAGTTTGTTTTTCTAGGTTTAACCTCGTTCTTCTTGTTTCGTAGGTATACCAAAGAACGGTTAAGAATGTGATAAAAAGAATTAAATCGCTTGATGAGGTAATGTGACAGTGATTTTTATTTATCAAACATACAACGCCAATCATGATTAGTAGGGATAAAAGAAGAAGATTGTTTTTTAGCCAGTTTTTATTTTGCATATATTTTAGTCCTGTTTGTTTTTACTATTTTGTAGTAACGACCCTATTGAAAAAGATTTTAGTCATTATAACATATTGGTAAGTAATAAGAAACGAAACGGCTGATCACCGTTTTCGTACCCCAATAGTTTTTAAAAGAAGCTCGTTACCGTGCACGGCGGTGGCGGGCTTTTTTTATTGGGATTAAAGGAGAGAACATGGCTTCACCGTCGAAACAAGAGATGCTCGAAAATGTTGAGAATGCTATTAACGCACGCATGACAGGTGGGGCGGTGCAGTCATATTCGATCGGCGGTCGGAACTTGCAGTACATCACGCTTTCAGAGTTGATGAAGCTTCGGGATCAATTAAAGCAGGAACTCGCAAGCGGGACATCCCGCACGAGTTACGCAAAGTTTGAGAAACCAGTATGAGTGTAAAAGAAAAGATATCACAAGGGATTGATGGCGTTGTCGGCTTTTTCTCGCCTAAGGCGGGATTTAAACGACGCATGTACCGTGAGGCGATCAAACTGACTGAGCAGTTCGGTTCATATCGGGGTGCGGATCGCAGTCGTTTGCGGGGCTCGTGGATGCCGGGTGGCGGTTCTGCGGATGAGGATATTATTCCTGATCTTCCGGCAATTCGTGAACGAAGCCGGGACTTAAATCGTAACGACGCCCATGCATCAGGAATTACCAACACCATGACAACGAATGTTGTCGGGACAGGAATCAGACCGCAAAGCCGGATTGAGCGGGAAATATTAGGGATTAGTGATCGCAAGGCGGATAAGTTTCAGAAACAGGCGGAGCGGGCGTGGAAACGGTGGCTTCCGATCGCGGATGCGGGAAACAGGATGGACTTCTATGAAATCCAGCAGTTAGTGGATAGGCAGATTATGGAAAATGGTGAGGCGATCATTATTCCAGCGATGTTAAAAAATCGACCGTTTTCGCTAGCCCTTCAGGTGATTGAGTCAGACCGTTTGGCAACGCCTCCGGAACATGCGGGCAATAAGTCGGTTCGAGGTGGTGTTCGGTTAGGTGAAAACGGCGAGCCGGTTTCTTATTTCATTCAAAAAACCCATCCGGGCGACTATCGCTTCAGCAAATCTTTTGAACGCCAGTTTGTCGAGATCCCTGTTCGCAATGAATTGGGAAGGTTGAATGTGATTCATTTGTATCCGATGCAACGCTCGGGACAAACTCGGGGCGTTCCTTTTTTCGCGCCTGTACTGAATTATTTTAAGGACTTGGCAGACTATGCTGAGGCTGAACTTGTGGCCGCTCGAATAGCGGCTTGCTTCTCGCTTTTTATCACATCCGAAGCGTCCATGGATTTAAACGCAGGGTATGACCGCAATTTTCAGGGGCAGTATTTAGAATCACTTGAGCCGGGCATGATCAAGCATTTATTGCCGGGTGAGTCGATCACATCATTTAATCCGCAACGCCCATCAGCAACCTTTGAGCCGTTTGTCGAGCGAGTATTACGGGCAATCTCAGCGGCTCTCGGGTTACCGTATGAACTTGTCGCAAAAGACTTTTCAAAAACAAATTATTCAAGCGCACGAGCGGCTCTTTTGGAAGCCCGCAGATATTTCAAGGTCAGGCAGGAATGGCTTGCCCGCAAGCTGTGTCAGCCGGTGTGGGAGATGGTTTTAGAGGAGGCGTATTTGCGAGGTGATTTTGGTTCGATTCCTTTTTATGACAATAAGCAGGGATGGACAAGCGCGACGTGGATTACGCCTGGATGGGAGTGGGTGGATCCTTTGAAAGAAGCCAAAGCAGCTGAGGTCGGGCTAAAGAACGGAATCGTGACCCATTCGGATTTATTTTCCGCACAGGGAAAAGATTGGGAGGAATGTTTTGAACAGAAAAAAAGAGAACAGGAAAAAATCAAAGAGCTTGGACTGCAAATCAATTCAGAAGGAAGTTCAAATAATGATAACGACGCAGATGCAGACGGCGAAGGTGATAAGAGTGGAGGTGATGAATAAATGAAAAAGGATTTATTCAGAGCGGATATTGCTCGTGGAGCAGATTTACGAATTGACCGCAAGAATGCGGTCATTAAAGGTTTTGCCGTAGTAACGAAAGGGCCCACGAAAGATGAGCGGGGCGAATTTGACGAGGAGTCATTAGATGCGATTGTCAGTCTTGGGAACCAAACGAATCTGGGAATCAAATCACGGTTTGGTCATCCGAATATGAGTAGTACAGCGTTAGGGACTTTCTTGGGGAGGGTAAAAAACTTCTCACGAGACGGCGATATTGTTCGGGCGGATTTGCATATCGACAAGACAGCTTTTGACACGCCGGACGGTGATTTGGCGGGTTATGTCCTTAACTTGGCAGAGAGCGACCCGGAAATGTTTGGCGCATCAATGGTTATTTACTGGGACGCCAAGGACAGAGAAGCCCTTGAAGCTGGAGACCAAGATTTACCGCCCTTGATCCGTGTTACCAAACTTCTTTCGGTTGATGTGGTAGATGATCCGGCGGCTAACAATGGATTCTTTGGCAGGTCATTTTTTACGGACAGCGTTTTACCCTCATCAGAGATGACAGCATTTCTGGATAAATTTCTTAACAATCCTGATGCCGTTGAGAAAACCATCGGGTTTTTGGATAGATATCGTTTTAACAAACAAATTAAGCAGAAGGAGAAAGCCATCATGGAAGATTTAACCCTAGAGCAGTTTAAAGAACAGCACAAAGACCTTTATGAGTCAGTGCAAAAGGAAAGTTTTAAGACAGGCGTTGAGAGTGAACGTCAACGGTCTGTTGAAATCCTGAAAAAAGCCAAGGCTTTTGAGGGGATGAACGATCTTGCGCTTGAAGCCGTTGAGCAGGGCAAAACGGTTGATCAGGCGGTGATCAATTTTCAGCAGAAACGGTTGGATGATCTTCAGAAAAGTTCAGCACCGCAGGTCGGGCCGGATCAAGAAGAACAACCGAAAAAGAAGCTCTCTCATGTTGAGCGGGCGCAAGAGTATCAAAAACAAAACGGCGGAAGCATGACAGATGCTTTAAAAGCCACGGCTGAAAAACGCCAATAAACGAGGAGGATAACAATGTCACAGGAAAATTTAGGAGCAAAAGCATTTGTTGCTGGTGAAGACTTAGAAGCGTATCGCAGGGTCAAGCTCAGCACAGGGAGCGGGACACAGGTTGAGTATGCCGACGCTGGAGAGGCGTTTATCGGGTTTACAGCGAGCAAAGTTTCATCTGGTGATTTTGTAACGGTGAATCTTAAATCCACAGGGCGGACATTCAAGATGGTCGCAGGAGGAGCTATCAGCGTTGGAGCAAATTTCTATGGCGCCAATGATGGGAAGATCAGCGCAACCGTAAGCGGTTCGATTATCGGAAAAGTGCTGGAAGCATCAAGCGCCGATCTTGAGGTGGTTGAGGGATTGTTGTCATAACAAAATAAATATAGAGGAGGACTACCATGGGAGTTGATTATTCAGGAGTCAGGGCAACGCCGAGAATGGATCTGGGTGTTGCGGTTATGGAGTATGTCGAGCAGGAGAATGAGTTTATCGGCACGCAGGTTTTGCCGATCTTCAGGACTCAAAAACAGAAGTCTGTTTTTCCGGCCATTACTCGAGAGAGTATCACTCGGGATGCTGATACCAAACGAGCGACACGAGGCAATTACAACCGTGACGGTTTTAGCGCAAAGGACAAATCGTACAACTGTCAGGAACACGGTCTGGAAGGGGCGTTGGATGATAGTGAGCGGTCAATGTATCAGAGCGACTTTGACGCCGAGCTTGTAACAACAAAGATCACAACCCGCCGTGTTTTGCAGGCACAGGAAAAGCGGATTGCGGATTCGTTGTTTGATACAAGCACGTTTACCGGCTCAGCGCTTTACACGGATCATTCTTCCAATCCTTGGGACAATATTGCCAGCAAAGTCATCAAGCAGATTCGTGACGCGAAGGCTCAGGTTCGTTCCAACTGTGGGATGATGCCTAATGCGTTGATCATGAGTTCAACGAATATCGAACGCCTGAAGGCGAATACCGAGATCGTTGACTTGATCAAGTACACGTCACGACCGACAGATGCTGAGGTGCGCAAGGCTTTGGCAGATCTTTTCGGGATTAAATACATCTTCGAAGGAAAAGCGATCCGCAATACCGCTAAAGAAGGCAAGTCTTTTGTGAGCGGGGATATCTGGAGTGATGATTATGCGCTTGTCGCGTTACTTGCCGAGGATGGTCAGGATCTGTCTCGTCCGGGGTTAGGGCGCACTTTCCTTTGGGTGTCTGACAGCCCTGAGAATGCGGTTGTTGAGCAGTACCGGGCAGAGGAAATCAGAAGCGATGTCTTTCGTGTTCGTCAGCATGTTGATGAAATGGTCATCGATCCTTATTTCGCTCACCTTTTAAAAGTTGACGCTTAATTCGAGGGGGCTTTATGCCCCCTTTTAATTTTAAGGAGCGAAGTTATGAACGGACCTTATCAGGTTGTTGATGCGGGCAGAGTGCTTCATGTGGAGTACGGCCCATTTATTTCTGTCCGGACGAATGTTAGTTCAGATGACGCTGGCAATCCAGCCAATTTTGATGATTGTCATGATTTGACCGGATGGGAATATGTAGATGTTTACATCAAACTTTCAGGATCGAATCCGTCTTGTGATATTACGCCAATTTTTGGGATTGACGATGGTGGATTCACTTTCTTTGAAGGCGAAACGATTACAGTTACGAAGAATGAAATAAGGCGTTTGCAAGTCTTTGGAGCGCCGTGTCTGTATTTCAAATGTGGGAATATGAGCGGAACAAATCCAACGATTCAGTATTTGAGCATTAAACCGGTAAATTTGCGGAGGGCGTAAAGTGTTAATGGATCGGGTCAGATCTTCTGCATTTAAGTTAAATGTTCCAGTTTTTAGGGATGTTACATTTAAAGCATTGAATCAATGTCAGGGTTTTTCCCAGTTACGGCAGGCAAATAGTTCGGTTACTTTTATAAAAAGTGCACAGTTAGAGCCTCAGGACACAACGATTGCTGTATGGATAAAATCTTTAAGATGGGATGAGCCGACCGCAACGGCTTTAGTTACAAAAAGAGTAGCAACAGACAGCGGATATTTTTTGTTTGTTTTGACAACCTCACGGACAATTCATTTCGATTGGGGAGGAACATCTACTCGATGGAATACGGGATACGAACCTCCGTTGAATAAGTGGATTCATATATGCGTGACTAGGGATAGTGATGTGCGCAAATTATTTATTAATGGATATCAGCAGGCAGAAACAAATATTCCCGGGAATCCTTTATCAGTTCCATGTGATTCAAATCTGTTTATCGGAAAGAATACAACAGCCGGAGGATATCAGTATAAAGGTGATATATCGAGATTTATGTTTTGGGATAGGGCGTTGACGGCAGATGATGTTCGTCGGGTTTATGAAGGAGCCGTTATTATGGACGGGTTAAATATTTTTTGTCCTTTTCAATCTAACAGTCTGGATGTGTCCGGTAATAATAATCATGGAGAATCTCAATCGGTAATATTCAAGAGGGATTAGATGAGTTCAGATTTTATTGAAAAAGAGGTGTGTAAGGAAAAACATGGGGCAATCTCAAAAGACAGAGATCTTACGCGTGAGCAATTAAAAGAACATGAGGAAAAATTACGTTTAGCTGATATCCGTTATGTCGAGCTTGCCGGAGATGTTAGACATATCAAGGATCGGATTGATAACGGGCTTTCAAAAACGATTTATGAGATCCGGCAGAAGATGGATGAGTTTGTTCCGCTTGTTCGTGAAAGTTCTGAGTGGGCAGGAAGGTTTAAACAAGCCATTTTCTATATTGCGGTGATCAGTGTCGGTGGCGGGCTTGTTAGTCTTGCCTTTTATTTATTGAAAGGATTTGTCGAGTGAGTTTAAGAGATCAGATTCAACAAGACGGTGCGGATGTGTTTTTAAACTCTGATGAGTTTGCGGAAGAAATCACTTATGCGACAGAGACGGATTCAAAAGTGATCAAGGCGATAGTTGTTCGTTATGAACTGGCTCCGGCAGAGGAGAACATTAACCGTTCTTTAAAAAAGCAGGCGGAAGTTTTTATCGCTAATGACGCAAATGATGGAGTGACGGAAATCAGTAAGAAGGATGATCGCATTACGCTTAAAGACACTCAGGGTGTTGATCGAGAAGCAAGGATTAATGATGTGCTTAATAGTGATGATGGGATGTGGCACTTATTGGTGGGGTGGTAGAAATGGTTCAACTTAAAACTGAGATTGATACAAGAAATTTGGAGAGGGTTATTAAGATCGCGCCCCGGGTACTTAAGTTTGAATTGGCAGACGGTATGGATCGAATCGGCAAAGGTTTTTTGAAGCGGTTTAGGCAACAGCAGTTGCAGGGCCCGCCCGGTGTTCGTGGAGCATCAGGTCACGGTCTTTTCGGGACATTCAAGCGGGTGTTTTTGGTTTCGCCAACGATTGAGGGAATGGGGATAGAGATATTTTCAGATTCAAAGATTGCGAAATTGCATGAAACAGGCGGGACGGTTCGAGATAAGAGCGGAGGACGGCTTGCGGTTCCTTTGTCAGCACGTTCTCAGATGTATACGCAGTCCGGCAAGTTAAGAAGCCGATATAAACGACCCAGAGAGTTAAAAAACGTCAGGGCGATACGCCTTAAAGGTGAGACGTTTCTTGCCCGGGTGACCAAGCGGGCGCAGAAGATTTTACCGCTTTATGTTCTTAAGCGTCAGGTGAGGATCAAGCCAAGGCTTGGCTTTTACAGGACATGGGATGGATTGGTGAATTACCGTATCGATATTTTAAATAAGTCAGTTGAAAAAGCATTGAGGAAACTTTAATGGAAACCGTCAGAGAACGAATATTACAGAACATTAAAACAACGATTGAAGGCGTAACGATCGCAAACGGCTACAACTTTGATTTCACTCAGGAGACGGTTCAGCGTTGGTCTATGCATGGAAACAGGATGGTTGATATGCCGACTGTTGTCATCAGCCCGGGCGATGAAGATGAGTCCAGTTCGCCTCATCCGTTTGAGGAATGTTTGATGTCGGTCTTTCTCGATGTGTTTTATGTGACGGATGAAGATGATCTGGTATCAACGGACACGTATTTGAACAGGCTTCAGGGAGATATTAAAAAAGCGATTCTTGCTGATGTGACTCGTGGAGATGAGGCGGTTGATACGGATATTTTAGGAACAACGCCTTTTGAAACAACTGAGGCGCAACCATATGCGGGAATCATTATTGAGGTCAGGGTTCGTTACCGTCACTTGAGAAACGACCCGACCGCTAAGATTTAAAAGGAGGATAAGACAATGTCAATGCTAACACGAAAACGTCAGGTAGCGGCTAAGGTGGAGGCTCAGGAGGGAACAGCTGAAACCTTATCGGCTTCTGATGCGGGGATTCTGGTTAACTTTTCACCGAAGGCGATGTACGAACCGCAAATGTATCAGCGGGATCCGGTGCGGGCATCACTTACGAAGCTGGGGAAACTGGCAGGGAAACGATCAGCCGGAATTGATTTTAGTATCGAGTTAAGAGGTTCAGGATCGATCACGCAAGAGCCGGAGTGGTCGAAACTTATTAAGGCGTGCGGTTTCGCAGTGAACACATTGAAGAAGATTTCAATCGGGGCGATTACATCGGGGCCGTTTGTTCATGGAGAGACGATCACAGGGGATTCATCCGGAGCGACTGGGCGTGTTGTCATCAAGACGGAAAACGGAACAACGACGCTTTATTACGTTTCGATCTCCGGCACGTTTATTTCTACTGATGAGATTACAGGTTCAACGTCAGGGGCAAGTGCCAATGCTTCAGATGATCCGGATGATGCGGGCTATGAAGTCAAGACAATCAGTTCGTCTATTCCATCTTTGACCATGGGGTTGTTTGAGGACGGCATTCGCAAGGTGATTAAGGGGTGCCGGGGGACGGTCAAGTTTATGTTCAAGATCGGCGAACCCGCAATGATTGATTTTAGTTTCAAGGGGGTTGAGTCAGGCGTTGCTGATGTTGCTTTGTTGTCAGGCGTAACATTCGACAGTACGGTTCCGCCAGTGCTTCTTAACGCTGTTATGTCGGCAGACGGCGTTTCTTTAAATGTCGGGGAGATGGAGATCGATATTTCAAACACGCTTGCTTCAAAAGACAAGATCGACGATGCCAAAGGGATTTTATCTTACATGATCACAGGGCGTGATCCTCAGGGTAATTTTAATCCTGAAATGGTTCCGGTTGCCACGCATGATTTCTTTAATAAGTGGTTTAACAATACGCCGATGGTTTTGGATCTTGCCTATGGAGATACAGACGGCAATAAATTCAGGTTTTACGCTCCGAGCATTGTTTACAACAAGGTCGATGACGGGGATCGTGACGGAATTCAGCTGGCACAAACGTCATTTGATCTGACTGGATCAATGAATCCCGGAGATGATGAACTTTCACTATTACTTTTATAAACGGAGGTGATTTATGTTAACTGGAATTGATGTTAATTCGACACGCAAATATGTGTCAAAGATGGATCCCGATAAAGAGAATCCGACCGTGTTTCATATCGGGCTTTTGGATCCGGTATTAAGGGCAGAGGTTGATGATGAGAGCAGTACTTATGAGATGAGTTCAACCAACCCGAACGATAAAGCAAAGGTCAGGCTCAACTGGAACAAGCGTCAGATCATGGCGATCAAGTTTGGTTTGAAGGGAATTGATAACTTTCTGGATCCGCAGACAGAAAAGCCGATTGAGCTTCGTTTTGACACGATCAATTATGCGGGCAAATCCCGCAATGTTATTCCTGATCGCATTATTGCGATGTTTCCGAATGAACTCAGGCAAGAACTTGCGGAGGTCATTCTTAACGAATCCAAACTGTCGGAGGACGAGCAAAAAAACTGATCGTGGCGGTTCATTTGGGCGAACTGACAATGAACTGCCGTGGATGTTTAAACGGAAAGAAAACGGTATGTGAGTATGAAGTGCCGGGACAGGAAATCTGGGAATTAAATTCTCAGCAGTATCAGGGATGCCCTTACAAAATCGTCACACGTCAGTCGGCGAATTTTCTAAGGGCATTTCAGTTTTATCGAAGCGGATATTTACCCAATCAGGGGGCGTGGATTGATCAGTCAGCCAAGATGCTGGATGCCTTTGAAGTGATTGAAAGGGAGATCAAAGAAATTGAACTTGAGAGGGAAAAAAGATTAAGGAAATTTCAGCGATGAACAATAAAGAGTTATCCATCATTTTGCGTCTGCGTGATGAAGCCTCAAAACGTCTTGAAGGTGTGCGGGGGAATTTGCAGAGGTTTGCGAATTCATGGAAACGCAATTGGCTTGCGATTACAGCTTCAGTGACGGCCGCTGTCGTGGCGTTACGCAAGGCATGGGATCTGATGGAACTGGGTGCAAAGGCGGAACAGCAAAAGCAAGCCTTTGAGAATCTTGCCACGTCTGTCGGTATGAGTGCGGATAAGATCATCAGTGATTTAAGGAAGATGTCCGGCGAAACTTTATCGACGGCACAGATTATGGAAAAAGCATCGCAGGCAATGATCTTGGGGATAGATCCCACGAAGCTTTCAAAAATGATGGAGATCGCAAGGGCTTCAGCAAGAGCGTTTGGAAAAGACGTTGGTTTTATGTTTGAGAGTATTGCTATCGGTGTCGGACGTCAGTCAAAACTGGTTCTTGATAACTTAGGAATTATTGTCAGTGCGGGAGAGGCATACGAAAAGTACGCCCAAACCATTGGCAAGTCTGTAAAGGAATTGACGGAATATGAACGAAAGCAAGCCTTCTTAAACGCAACGCTCGAGGCTGGTGAGAGGATTCTTCAGCGAATTGATACGTCGACAATGACTAGGCTGGAGAAGATGCAGAAACTCAAAGCCCAGTGGGAAGATTTTGTCGTGAAGGTTGGGCAAGCCTTGTGGCACGTTCTGGGATTCTTGCAGGCATTTATGAATCAAATTGTTACGGGAATTTTTACTGTTCTTGAGTTTGCAAGCGGGGCAGTCAAAGGTTTTGTGAAGGGCATCGCAGATGCGTTTAATAATCTGATGCAGTTTGGGGTCGAGTTCTTTCAGGGGTTAATGACACCATTAATCAAATTTTATGAACTGCTTGCCCGATTGCCGGGAGATTTGGGAGAGACATACGCTCAAGCGGCTCTTGAGGTGCAAAAATTCTCTGATGGTCTTGAAGACAAGACAATCAAATTCAATGTGGAGGGAATGACTCAGGAGCTTGAGCAAACTCAGAGGGCGTTTGCATTAGCGGCTCAACAGAGCGCACAGGATGCGATAGCGCAATACGATCTTGTGTTCGCGAAAGTCAGAGAGACAGGAACGCAAACCGCTGAGGTTTTGAAAAATGTTTCCCAGCAAATGGGTGATGGTGCTGAGCAGGTCGCAGAGAAGTTTGAGGCAATGGAAGAATTCGCCAAACAGTCAGCCCGTAATATGCAGAACGCATTCTCGCAGTTCTTTTTTAAAGCATTTACCGGTGAGTTGCGAAGCATCAAGGAAGTTTTTGCAGACTTCGGGCGAGCGGTGTTGCAGATGATATCGAACATACTGGCAAAACTTCTTCTTATCAAGATGTTTACGGCCATGGCAGGACCCAGCGGGAAGATATTCGGTGTGTCGATAGGGAGTTTGTTCCATCAAGGCGGAATGGTTCGCAAAATGCACCATGGAGGGTTTATTAAAGCGCATAGTGGTCTTGCTCCGGATGAGGTTCCTATTATTGCTCAGACAGGTGAAGGGGTGTTATCCCGCAGAGGTATGAGTGCGCTTGGCGGGTCAGATAATTTAAGAGCGCTGAACAATGGTGAGAATGTTTCAAGGGGTGGTGTGACGATTAATGTCAATCAGGTTATTCAAGCCTGGGATGCGCAGGATGTGTGGCGTAACCGCAAGATGCTATCGAATGCGATTGCGGATGACATTTACAACAACGGCAAGATCAGGTCGGTTATCAGGAGTTACGCATGAGCGATTTTAATATGTTGCCGGATTTTGTTTTTGAGGAAACGCAGGAATATAAAACGCTTGTTTCTGAGTTTGAGAACGGCGTTGAACAGCGTAGACGCAAATGGGCAAATCCTGTGGGTAAATGGACACTCAGATTTAAAAACCGCATAAAAGTCGATATGGAAACAGTGCGGGATTTTTTCAAGAGCAAGTATGGTTCGTTCATGACATTCACATGGACAAATCCCAATGATTCTCTCGAGTATAACGTTCGTTTTGTTGAGGATAGTTTTAAGTCTTCAATAAAAGCATATGGTGTTTATGATTTTGAATTTGAGTTTATCGAGGTGAAGTAATGCCCAGAAATATTGACGCAACATTTAAAAGCGAGAAATCCAAAAAAGAAAATGCACCGCTGTTTCTTTACACGCTTAAAGAGTATGACGGCGTGAACGATCTTAATCTGGCAGGGTTTGATGAGGACGTGACTTTTAATGGAACCGTATATTTCAAGTTCCCTGTAACGCATGAGTATATCGGCGAGAATAATCAGGGGCAGATTGATCAGGTTAAGATCAGGCTGGGCAATGTATCTCGGTTTATTCAGTCTTATTTGGAGCAGTATGATTTCCGGGGCAAGAAAGTCATCATCCGTATGGTGTGGGCGGATCAGCTATTGGATCCGGATGCGTATATTGATGATGTTTTTTTTATTGATAGCTACACGGCAGATCAGAGCAATGTCGAGTTTACTCTAACAAGCAAGTTTGATGTTTTGGGTGTGGATTTGCCATCGCGCAGGTATTCACGCAATTACTGTGCATGGAAATTTAAGTCCGCAGAGTGCGGGTATTCAGGAGGGGAAACCGTATGCAACAAGACAAAACAGCGTTGCAAACAGCTCGGGAATTACAGCCGGTTCGGGGCGTTTCCGTCAGTACCGACAAGGCGGATATACGTGATGTAGAGCGGTTCATAATCGAGAAATATCTCGGCATTCCCTATTGTCACAGAGGACGGACGATGGAGGGCTTGGATTGCTGGGGATTTTTGAAACTTGTTTATGCCGATTTAGGTTTCGCGTTGTTTGATGTCGAAGACTTGCAGTACAGCAAAGTCTGGGGTCTTAAAGGCAGGGATTATTTTAAGGAGAATTACGCAAACGACTGGATCAGTGTTGATGATCCTGAACCGCTTGACGGAGTTCTTTTTGTTAATTCGCGAGGCATTGCTAATCATGCCGGAGTTGTGTTGCAGAACAGGCGTTTCATTCACTGTTGCCGTCAGGGTGTGATCGTATCACGTCTTGATGAGGTTTCGTGGAAACAGAAAACAGAAGGTTTTTACAGGTTAAAGAAATGATCAAGGTTAGAAAGATAGACAATCCGTTTCAGCCGGATCAGGCAGAGATTAAAGAATTTGCTTATTCAAGAGGCAAGAGTCTTCGTGATTATCTTAATGAGTCCGGTTTTGAATATGAGGACAGGCGGGTTATCGTTACCGGCAAGGCAGTTGAGGATCTGGACGTACGTCTTGATGAGGGTGATGAGATCACGGTTATTCCGGAAGTTGAAGCGCCGGTTGTAGCTGTGGTTTCTGCGATCATATCAGCTGTTTGGGCGTATGCCGTTGCGCATCCATTTTTGTTTGCTTTTTATGTGCTTTCCATGGCGTATTCGGTTTATCAATACATGAACCAGCCGAAGATGCCGGACTTTAATCTTGGCTCAAGCGGGATGGATGAAGGGTCACCTACTTACGGCTGGGATGGCGTGCAGACAATTCAAGAGGTCGGCGTGCCGGTTGCGCTTGTTTACGGCGAACATCGAGTCGGAGGGAATATTATCAATCAGTTTTTGTGGGAGGACGGTGATAATAATTACCTTAATGTTTTGCTGGCTTTATGTGAAGGCGAAATCGAGGCTGTTGAGGATATCGAAGTTAACAGCAATCCGATCAATAATTTTGATGGCGTTTCTATCGTAAAACGTTACGGCACAAATAATCAGGATTTGATTTCAAACTTTGAGGATCTGCACAATATCTATCCTGTTAATGCCACTCTCACGAAAAACAATTCATACGTTTACACCACGGTTGATTCTGATGTGGAAGCTTTTGAAATTCACTTGCGTTGTAATAACGGACTGTATCAGCAGAATTCAAGTTCAGGAGATATTCAGAGCTGGAGCGTTTCATACAGGGTTGAATACAAACTTCATTCAGAGGGGACGTATACGGATTTAGGCGTTGCTACGATTTCAGCAAAGTCACGATCAGTTGTTCGTCGTGTTTACCGCAAGGCAGGTCTTACACCGGGTCAGTATGATATCCGCATTACCCGCACAAGTGACGACAGTTCGCTTGATCCGTTAAAGCAGGGAGACCTTTCGCTTTTTCAAATCGATGAAATTAAGACGGATGATTTGTCGTATCCGAATACGGCTCTTTTAGGATTACAGCTTCTTGCAACTGATCAGCTTTCAGGTTCCATGCCGAACATCACATCGGTTGTTAAAGGTAAAAAGATTCTGGTGCCGGATGTTCTCAACGCGGGCGCGCCGGTTGACTGGGAAGATTATTATTGGGATGGAAGCGATTACCGTCTGTTGGCTGATGATACTTTGCTTGTGTGGAACGGAATAACGTATACGGATAAATATTCGGCAAACCCAGTCTGGTGTTTACGAGACATGATCGTCAATAACCGTTTCGGGTTAGGTGAATTCATTTCAACGCAAAATCTGGACATGGCTTCGCTTCTTGAGATGTCACGTTATTGTGAGGAGAAAGTTCCGGACGGTCAGGGCGGGTTTGAGAAACGATTCAGGCTAGACGTGGTCATCGACAGCAATAACAAGGCTCTCGATATTCTCATTCAGTTGTGCGCAACGTTTAACGCCATGCCAGTTTATAGCGGTGGCGGGATTTCCTTTAAGATCGATAAACCATCAATGCCGACTCAGCTTTTTGGTATGGGCAATATTATTAAGGACAGTTTTGCCCAAAGCTGGAAAACGCTCAAAGAAGTTCCGAATGTTATCGAAGTTCAGTTTACGGACAAAGATAAAAACTACAATCAGGAAACGATCGCTTACATTGATGAAGAGGCTTTGGCTTCAGGTGAGCCGATGCGTAAAAGTCAAGTCAGGCTCTTTACGACCCGGGTTAGTTACGCTATTCGGACGGCTCGTTATGCGTTGAAAGTCGCGCGATACATTAACCGTTCAGTTGCTTTTAAAGCCGGGATTGACGCGGTTGCCTGTCAGGCGGGAGATATTATTTCCATTTCTCATGACGTTCCTCAGTGGGGTTTTTCCGGCCGGATTCAGCAAAATAGCACGCCTACGTTTATAAAACTTGACCGAGAGATGGTGATTGAGGACGGCAAGTCTTACAAGATTCAGATTCGATTCTCTGATGATGTTATTGAGGAAAAGTTGATCACATCATCGGCAGGCGCATATACAGAGATTGAGTGTGAAGAATTTACTTACGTTCCGCAGGCGTTTGATGTTTACGCTATTGGTGAAACGAATAAGGTGAAGAAAGATTTTCGTGTCGTGTCGGTTCAGCGTGAAGGCAAGAATGAAGTGCAGATCTCCGCGCTTGAGTATAACGAGGCGGTTTACGATGATTCAGAGATCACAATACCAGAAAACAATTATTCATCACTTTCAAATGAAGTTCCGCTTGTTGAAGATTTAATTCTAACCGAATCCGTTGTCAAAAAACCGGATGGAACGATCGTCAATGCAATAGATGTCTGGTGGACGTTGCCTCAGCAATATTCATACGACTTGGGCTCTTATCAGAAAGCAAAGGTTTATATCAAAGAAACCTTATCGCAGGGATGGATTCTTGCCGGGGAAACCACTGGAGATAATTTTTCAATAACGAACAATATCAACGTCGGGACTTCATATGATGTGGCAGTTGTATCAGTTGGGAGATATTCAGAGCGGGGCATATCCGAGAGCCCTCTGGAAACGCTTCAGGTAAACGGCAAAGGGGAACGGCCGGACGATGTTTCCGGCTTTACTGTTGGGCAGGATGGAAATGAAATATTGATGACTTGGGCCGCTAACAGTGACACGGATTTAAAAGGATATGAAATAAGAGAGGGCGAGGCGTGGGATCGCGGAGTGCTGGTGACAAAAAATATTGCCGGAACGATATTTCGTATTCCTGTTTTTGGATATGGCGAGAAGCGTTACATGATCAAGGCGATTGATACCTCAGGCAACTATTCTTTAAATGAACAATCAGGTGTTATTGAAATTACCGGAACAATTTCATTCGACAACGTGCAGGAAGATAACTTGTTGAATTTTGATGAGGGTCAATGGCAGATCGTAAGCGAGCAGAATTCAGTTTTGGTTGTGACCTCTTTAGATGAAGTAGTCACGGATAGCTTGGGAAACAATGTCGAAATAAACACGTACGGCTTTGAGCAGGGCAGAGACCTGTTGAATGTTGTTGATTCTTCCGGTGAGCAGGTTCAGGCGGGAGCTGAAGATGTCATGGCTTATTCATCATATGTGTATTTGAATTTACGGGATCTTGGCGGGGAATATGCATCTGAAGGGATATTCATTTCAGATGTTGTTGATTTGGGAAGCAGACTGAGGGCGCGGATCAATGTGGTTGCTAATGTGGACGCAATCAATGCGAACGCAGTATTACAGATTTCCTTATCCGATGACAATGTCGTTTGGAGCGATTGGGCGGAATACAACTATGGCGAATACATTTGCCGGTATTATCGAATTATGCTCATCGTGACAAATAATGATACTCGTTTCGGCGGGAAGGTTAACGCCTTAAACGGATACGCCACGATTCAGTATTACGAAGAAGAGTGGGCGGATGAAATTGTTAACCAGACCAAGGCGATTGATTATAAAAAAGACTATTACTCAAAGGTTTCAATTGCGGCTATTGCGCATGGCGCCAAGTATGTGCGGATCACAAACAAAACATTGAACGGTTGCACGCTGGAAGTCAGGGACGACGCGACAGGTTCTTTAACAACAGGGACAGTGGATATCAAAATAAAAGGTTATTAATGGGAGGTTAAAAATGAGTGTACAGCATAAAGATTTATCGGGCGATGAACTTCATCAGCCTATGCCGATAGGAAATGATGCGGATAAATCGGCAACACCGGTTTCGGGTGATTGGTATTTAGCGACTGATACGGGAAAATTATATGTGTGCTTTTCTGACGGAACATGGGAAGAATTTGGCGTGGATTCAAGCGCGCTTCAGGATGCGGATGCTGATACCAAAGTGGAAGTTGAGCAGAGCGCTGATGAAGATAAGGTGCGGGTTACAACAGCCGGAACGCAAAGAGCGGTTATTGATAGTAATGGTTTAGCTCTTGAAAATGGCGGAGCGGTAAACGAATTCTCAACGGATGGAACGCTTGCGGGAAATTCTGATTTAGCTGTGCCGACAGAAAAGGCTGTGAAAACCTATTGCGATAATTTGGACACCAGTCCCGCAAACGGGAGCATATCAACGGCTAAACTTAAAACAGCTTCGGGGCAGGTTAGTTCATCATCAGGCGCTGTTATCGCGATGCCGGGTGGTACGTATGGTTTTTATCCTCAAACAAGAAGTTCAACCGGAAGCAGTACCGCCGGGCGTATCACAATGGGCGGTACAAGTTTAAATGGTAACGGTCAGATCAACAGTTCTTACGGAACGTGGATCGCCTTTATTCCTAATGGTTGCACGTTATACGCTCAACAGTTGTATGTGACGGCATCCGGTCAGGACTATTGGGTATTTGTTTTGGCGGATAAGACGACAGGCGAAATTGTATCAACGTATTGTGCGCCAGATCATCCGTGTTACGGCAACGGAGGAGATGTTGAGCAAACACCGCATCCTTTCGGTGATTTTGATCAGGATAAATATTTTGTCGCCATTTTGGACAAGGCTTCGGTGGAGAAGGTGCGTTATGAAAAGAATCCGGCAGAGTTGCTTCTTGATAATTTCAAGATCAATGCTGATGGGGTTTATGAACCGATTCATTCAGGGAGATTCTTGGATCAGGATCCGGAATTAATAATGGAATTGCCAGCAGGCATTCAGGTCAAAACTATCAAATCGTATACAAAGGCAGAGAAAGAAACCCGAAGATTAAAACAGGAATCGTTGCGTCAGGAAGCTGAGGACAGGGAATCGATCATGAAAAAGATTGATGAGCAAAAACATAAAAGCGCGGTTTTAGCATTGAAAGCTGAAGGCGTTTTGTCTTCAGATTATGAGGACGAAATTACACGAAAGTAAATATATGACGGTTGAAAATATTACAGGTGCAATAAGAGAAGTTTTTGGATTTCTTCGGGAATGGAATAACGCTGATCAAAAGCAGAAGCGTTATGCGCTTAAGAGGATTAAGCGTATCAAGCAGGCAACAGATGTGGCGGAGGACATTTTTGTTGTCGTTGAGGATATGCTCAAAATAGCGCATGAGCAAGGGCTTGGGGATCAGAAAAGTTTTGTTCGGCTCGAAGGCAGGTACAGAAAGTTGGTTCAAAAGTTTAACAATTTAGACTAAGGGAGGGAAAGAAAATGGAAATCATTATGGATTATCTCACGGGGAATGTTCCTCAAATTATCACAGCGGTTGTCGGGATCGGGGCGGTTTGGTTGGTGCTTTCAAAGGCGCTCAACGTGCTTAAGGAGATCAGCGAATTACTTAACGCCATCGTCGTGGCTTTTGCCGATAAAAAGCTCACCAAAGACGAGGTGGATATCATCGTCAAAGAGGCTAAAGACGTGCCGTTGGCGGTCAAAGCGTTGATCAAGAAAGCCTGAACAAACGCCTTGCCAACTATGAAACCCTATGGCCTACTTACCCTCAAAAGGAGGGTTGAATATGGTTCGTGAAAACATGACAGCAAAAAAAGAGCGGTATGTCAGCGTCAGAAATGACGGTGAGGAAATGTATGTTGAAAACATTTCGACGACAGGGCGGATGCGGGATCATCTTCCGGCCGTCAAATTGCGTCTTCGTGAAATTCAGCGGGTGATGCCGTTGGGTAAATGGTCGATCACGATTGAGCAACAATGGAAAGAAAAAGGCGCGACACATTTTCAAATGCTGGATGTCGTGACCGGTAAATTACAAGAATCTGTATTATGAAGGGAGAGGTCATGAATGTAAGGGATTTCATAGAAAAGGCGATGAGTTTAAATGATCATGATTGCGAGCGGGAAGTTTGGCATCTTGCCGGACCCGCTAATCGCAAATTCAGGCAGGAAGTTATGAGCGAGCTTTCAAGCGAGAAGGTGCCTTTGTCCAAGTGCGGGGTTAATGCGATCAGCGAGAAGATCAAGTCTTTAAAGATGGCGAACATCGTGCCCAATGATCAGGGCGAGACGGAAGTCAAGCTATCCCGCCATTCACTGATGATGATCGCCAAGGGGCGTGGGATTAAAAATTTCCGTGTTTTAAACAAGGAAGAATTGATGCATGTGACGGCTGATGGGATCACTCAGCAGGAGATCGATGCGCTTGTGGCTGGTGCGGTTGCCCGCTGGAAGTCCGGCTGGGGAAAGGGGAAGGTAAAAAATGAAAGTCAAAGCTGAAATTGAATTGAAGGTTGAAATGGGCGGGGTATCTCATGACGGCACCGGCTGTCAGGGATACCTGCCGGAAGGCACACGTTATGAAGATATTGTTCGAGTCTTTGGCGAGCCTCAGTTAGGCAATTCGCTGGACAATAAGATCAAGGTTGAATGGGTTGGCAGGATCAATGGTCTTGTCTTTACGATTTATGACTACAAATCAAATCTGGATCCGGAGCGCAACACCGATTGGCATATCGGAGGCAAGCACAAGTTTGTCGCGGAGCTGGTGAACATCTATTTTATATCTAATTGAAATATTAATATTATTGGAAGCCTCCGTTGGTTCATTTCTGACGGAGGTTTTTTGTGTTTTATGTGCATGTTGAAAATCATTTTACTGGAAGGGGTTATGTGATACAATGTGAAACAATGTACAATCACTTTTTGGAGGAAATCCTATGTCCCTTAAGAAACATTTGACCGTACGTCAAGTTGCTGAGGAGTTGGGGTTGACTGAATATAGAATTCGTCAGTTGATTCGCGAGAAACAAATCCGCGCAACTAAGATTGGGCAGTGGCGAATTAAGCCGGAAGATTTAGAAGACTTTATCAAAAGACGTACTAATCGATAAATTTATAAGGAATCACTATGTCTAGAAACTATATTGCAGAACTTGAAAAACGGTTATGGGATGTTGCCGATGAATTAAGAGCAAACTCGGATTTAAAAGCAGCTGAATATTCCACTCCAGTTTTAGGTCTTATCTTTTTAAAATACGCCGATTATCGTTTTACCAAACAAGAGAAAATTCTTTCTGATAAATCCAGCGGTCGTCGCAAGATCGGGAAAACCGATTACCAAGCGGTTGGGATTATGTTTTTGCCTGATGAGGCGCGGTTTTCTTATTTGCTCAATCTTCCGGAAGGCGCGGATATCGGCAAAGCGATCAATGAAGCTATGAAAGCAATTGAACGTGAGAATGAAGATCTCAAAGGTGTTTTGCCTAAAACATTTAATCGCTTCGACAATAGTATTTTGGTTGAGCTTTTAAAGGTCATGTCTTCTATTCCGGATGATATTGAAGGCGATGCTTTTGGAAAAATTTATGAATATTTTCTCGGGAAATTCGCCATGACCGAGGGTCAGCAGGGCGGAGAGTTTTTCACGCCGATGTCAGTGGTTAAATTGATTGTTTCAGTTATTGAGCCGTTTCATGGGAAGATCTTTGATCCGGCTTGCGGATCGGGAGGTATGTTTGTTCAGAGCGCGGAATTTGTTCAGGAGCATAAGAAGAAAGCCATTGATGAAATCAGTGTTTACGGTCAGGAAAAAACGCGGGAGACCGTGAACCTTTGTAAGATGAATCTGGCAGTGCATGGTTTATCCGGTGATGTGCTTCAGGGGAATTCCTATTATGAAGATTTGCATGACATGGCAGGTAAGTTTGATTTTGTGATGGCCAACCCTCCGTTTAACGTGAACCGCATTGATAAAGAACGGATCAAGAACGACCGCAAACGATATCCGTTTGGTATGCCGTCAGTTGACAATGGAAATTATTTGTGGATCCAGATGTTCTACAGCGCGCTGAATGAAAAGGGACGTGCCGGGTTTGTTATGGCGAATTCAGCCAGCGACGCACGTGCTAGCGAATTGGAGGTTCGTAAGCAACTGATTGGTGAAAAGGTTGTTGATGTGGTTGTTTCTGTGGGGACAAACTTTTTTTATACAGTTGCTTTACCAGTGACTCTTTGGTTTTTGGACAAGGCGAAGAAAAAAACTGATCGCAAGGACAAGGTATTGTTTATTGATGCGCGAAAGATTTATAGGCAGGTTACTAAAGCCCAGCGTGAATTCTTGCCGGAGCAGGTAGAGTTTTTGGCGAATATTGTCCGGCTGTATCGTGGGGAGAAAGTTGAAGAGGTTCATGGTAGTAAAACATTGATGAAGGAAAACTTTCCTAATGGGAAGTATCAGGATATTGCTGGGCTATGCAAAGTTTCGACTTTAAAAGAAATTGAAGCGCAAGGGTTAACTTTAAATCCTGTACGTTATGTTGGAGTTGAAAAAGATATTGGAGATGGATTTGATTTTAAAGAACGATTGGAAGAATTAAATATAGAGTTGGATGCGTTAAATATTCAGGCTAAAGGGCTTGAGAGATCAATAGCTGAAAACATTCAATTAGTTTTAGGAGATTGCAAGTGA